TTTAGGCGTTTAGGTGTTTAGAAATTTAGGCGTTTAGGTGTTTAGAAATTTAGGCGTTTAGGTGTTTAGAAATTTAGGCGTTTAGGTGTTTAGAAATTTAGGCGTTTAGGTGTTTAGAAATTTAGGCAGTGGGTTAAAAAAATTGAAACAATTATATATGTAATTACGTATATATATCACTACAACAATATGGAAACTCAAAGAGTTGTATCTCCTATCTTCTTTGCTGGAAAAAAATCCAGTTCATCTTCTTGTAATAAAGTATCATTACCTCCTATAATTCATGATATGCCTAGAATTGATACATTGCTCAAATATGATTATTCTATTATGATTAATAAGTTTATTATTATTCCTTGTGAAATATTTACCATACACTTTGATGTTCTTAAAATTGATGATGTTATTATTCTTAGAAATATTGTAGCATATATTTTTAAAACCTTCTTTGAACGCATGGATTATAACAAAGTTAATCCTAATAATCTAAAAGATTTTATAAAAGATGTTTGCGATAGATATAATGATGTTTCATATCATAACTTTTACCATGCAACTCATATACTACATACTACATATATTATACTTGATCGTTGTCAACTATTTACCAATCTCAGTTCAGATATATTATTTTCAATGCTTATTAGCGCATTAGTTCATGATATTGGACATCCCGGGAATAATAATCTATTTGAAATTAATACTTGCTCAGATTTAGCTTGTAGATATAATGACTTAAGTGTTCTTGAACAATTTCACTGTCATTTAGCATTTGAACTTATTAAAAAACATAATATTCTTAATAATTATACTAATGAAGAATTTATTATTTGTAGAAAAACAATCATTAATTCTATTTTAGGAACCGATATGGCAAATCATAAATCTATTTTTGAAATTATGAAAATAAAAAAAGATACTGGATTTAATTTTGAATCTATTGATGAACAATATTTATTAGCTAAAATATTGATTCATGCTGCTGATATTGGAAATCCTATTCAAGAATATGAACAGTGTGAAGCTTGGGCAAGAAAAATATCTTTAGAATTTTATTTACAAATTAAAAAAGAAAAAGAAAAAGGACTGAAACCGTTTACATCATTTAATTTTAATAGTTCCATTTCATTTTATAATCATGAAATAAGTTATATTATGTATATTTGTAAACCATATTGGGAAGTTCTTTCAGACATATTCGTTGAACTAAAGCCTTTGTATAACCAAATACAAAGAAATTATGATATATATTCTAAAATACTAATTGATATGAAAAAAAATTGATAATTCAAACTTAGAAGATTATTAATTATCTTCTTTAATTATAACCATATTCTTTGTAAACATAAATTTATCTTTGTTAATTCGTCTTCTTTTTAAATTACATTCTAAACATGCTATTACTATATTTCCCTTATTATGACCTATATTATTATCAATTCTATCAAGTGACCATTGTTTCATTTCTCTTACACGTTCATATAAAATATATACTTCACTAGAACAATAGTAACATTTCATATTACAATTTTTTAATAGTTCTATAGTTTCTTCAAAACTAACAAATTCATTTTCATTTATTTTTTTTTTAATTATATCTTGTTGCTTATAATTATAAATTTTATTTTTAATATGACTTGTTAGTTTAGTTATATATTTATCCTTACTTTCATTCTTAATAAAATTATCGGATATCAAAAACTCTAATTGTTTTAAGTAAGTTAATTCTTCTTCATTTAATCCCCAAGTTTTTGTTTCTACCCTCATTTTTTTCTCCTTTTCACAATTTATTTTTTTTGTTTGTTTTGGTTCTTCTATTATTATTTTTTTTACATTTATTGTATCATCATTATCCATTATTATATATCATTCTAATATAATAAACTTTATTATAAAAATCAATATAAATATTATTGTAAATATACATAGTTTAATTATTATTATTTAAAATTGAGTTAAAATCTATTTTACAATATACTATATAAAATGAGCAAAGAAACTCAAACGACTGATTGTAATGAGTTGAAAACACTTAAATATAAATCTATGATTTTAAAGGGTGTTCCATGGCCTGAAAGTAAATCATCCAGTGATCTTGCACACTTAGATAAATTTCTTGAAAATGAAAAAATAACAAATTCAAATGAACCTTGGAGCAAATTAGATAAAACCGCTAAAATCAAGAAACTTACTTTATTTGCCAATAATTATAAAGTTTCTAATAATTTAACTGATGTTGAATATGAACAATTAATAGCTTTTTTTAGAGATTGTCTTGATAAAAAGAAATTACAACGTGTTAAAGATGTTAATTATGATAAGGAAACTGGTGAAATTAAAGACATCCCTGCTTTATTTTATAATAAATCATTTAATCATTTTACTCTTAAAAATTTAGACAAAAGAGTGTCAACCCTTAAAGGATTAACAGCACCTAAGAAAAAAACAGGCACAGCTAAAAATATTAAAAATAAAGATGACTCTGAAACTGATAAAGATGATTAAATAATTTATCATATTTGAATTAATTAATTTAATATAATTGATTTAAATAATAGTTTAAAAAACATAATATATAATATAGATATGACTGAAAACAATACTAATTTAATTGACATAACAGATCAAATTATTCCGGAAAAAGAAACCAAATACTTTAATGAAGAGGAATCTTTGGAATTATATCAAACGTGTACACATTTAATGGAGGAGTTTATCAAAGTTCATTATGATCTTATGTCTGAACAAGATTTTGAGGATATATTTGACGAAAATATTCAAGAATTAATGCATTCACATTTTGATTTTGATATATTTTACACAGATGATGCTGAAGATGAAATGGATGAAATTATTGAACACGCTAAAAATGATTTCTTTAAACATTTTATGCCACCACGCTCTTATCCAGATACAATTATCTTAAAAGAACCTGATTCAAATTTTATTGATAAACAACTTGATGTTTTAAGAAATAAACCACAACCAACACAAAGAACAAAAGAGTGGTATGAATTTCGTCATAATTTAATTACTGCTTCAAACGCATACAAAGCATTTGAAACTCAAAATGTTAAAAATCAGCTTATTTATGAAAAATGTCAACCATTAAATCAAAATTTATTCCTATCAGAAGATAATGATTCAGAAAATGAAGAAACAAAAGAAATCGTCATGGTTAATACCAACACAACACTTCACTGGGGAGAAAAATATGAACCTCTTTCAGTAAAAATATACGAACATAAGTATGAAACCAAAATTGAGATTTTTGGTTGTATTCAACATGAAAAATATTTATTTTTAGGAGCATCTCCTGATGGTATTAATATTGATAAGAGTTCAAAAAGATATGGTCGTATGTTAGAAATTAAAAATATTGTTAATAGAGAAATTGATGGCATACCAAAGAAAGAATATTGGATTCAAATGCAACTTCAGATGGAAGTATGTAATCTTGACGAATGTGACTTTTTAGAAACTAAATTTACCGAATATTCTGACCATAGTTCTTATATTTACGATACATTAGATGAATATTATGAAGATGATGAAGGCATTGAATTTCAAAATATATGTTTATCCAAAGATAATAAAATGAAAGGAACTATCATTTACTTTCATACAAAAGAGGGTAAACCATTTTATCTTTATAAACCATTAGATTTAATTCATCCTGATGATATTACACAATGGCACGAAAATATGATTGATTATTATCAATGTAAACCTGAATTCAATTATACATATATGAAAATAATTTATTGGAAATTAGAACATTTAAGTTGTGTGTTAGTTTGTAGAAATAGACAATGGTTTAAAGATAATATTTGTAGTTTGGAAGATATTTGGTCTACTATTAAAAAGGAAAGAATTAGTGGTTATGAACATAGGGCTCCTAATCGCAAACAAAAAAAAGAAACAGTAGATATTATAACAAAGCCGACTGGTGGATGTTTATTACAATTTAATAAGGAAACGGGTAAAATTACTGTAGTTAAGAAAGAAAGTGATAAATCAATTTCTGTTCATATTCCTGAACTAAAAGATATTAATATTCATTTTAATGATACTTAATATAAAATGTTTTCATTTGTTGGTATAGAATAGTATAGTTCATTAGGTTCCGTTCTAAAATATCCCACTCTAGCTCCTGGACCTTCCTCTGCTGGTGGTAAAGGAGTTATAATGTTACTTTTAGTATTTTGTTTATCATGATAAACTGCTCCACAAAAATCAGCACGAACACATGTTCCTTGGTCAGGGTTATAATGATGTTGTAAATTGTTAGTTATTTGTTCATAAGAACCTAATGTAAATATAGGATAACGCCACCATATTTGATTATAATTATTATTACTTGTTTCATTTTTTCTTATTAAAGGATAGTCATCTAATATAGCTTGATCAACTGACTTTGGAAAAGAACCTGGAGTTGATATATCATATAACCCACTAAAACCTTCTAATTTTTTTACTAATGGGGCTAAATATAAACTAACTGCTAGTATTCCTATCAAAAATATAATACTTTTTCCTAACGTGTGAAATTTAGCTTTCATATAATATAGATTTATATAAAAAACTTATTAATTAATCTTTTTAAAAAGAGACTTAAAATTAAACTAACAAATATATATACTATGGAAACTAATGCTATGCGTGTTACCAAACGAAATGGTGATTTGGAAGAAATCACATTTGATAAAATTCAAACTAGAATAAAGAAATTAGGACAGGAGGCTTCTATACGAATTAACTATCAGCAACTTGTTATGAAGGTCATTGATCAGTTATATGATAAGATTTCAACAACAAAAATTGATGAATTAGCTGCTGAACAATGCGCTGCTCTTTCTACTCTAAATCCTGATTATGGAATTCTTGCTGGACGCATTATCGTTTCAAATCATCAAAAAAATACAGACCCAATATTTTCAAATGTTATGTGTGAATTATTTCATTTTTATGATATTCATAAAAATCACAAACCATTAGTTTCTTCTCAATTATGGGAATTTGTTCAAGAGCATGCTGTAGAATTAAATAGTATGATTGACCATAACAGAGATTATTTGATTGATTATTTTGGATTTAAAACACTTGAGAGAGCATATTTATTTAAAAAAGGTAAAAATATTATTGAACGACCTCAACATATGTGGATGCGAGTTGCTGTCGGAATTCATGGCAATTTAAATAATCCAAAAGCATTGGAATTAATCAATGAAACATACGATTTAATGTCGCAAAAGTACTTTACTCATGCTACACCTACGCTTTTTAACGCGGGAACTCCTCGCCCACAAATGAGCTCTTGTTATTTGTTAGCAATGGAAAATGACAGCATTGATGGTATCTTTAATACACTTAAAGATTGCGCAAATATTTCTAAATGGGCTGGAGGTATTGGTTTACATGTTCATAATATTAGAGCTAAAGGTACACATATTCAAGGAACTAATGGAACGTCTAATGGTTTGGTACCAATGTTACGCGTTTTTAATAATACTGCTCGCTATGTTGACCAGTGTGTTCATCCTGAAACAATTATTTATACAACTAATGGTCCAATTCCAATTCAAAATTGTTCATTTGGTAAAACAAAAATATTTAATTTAAATGGTGATATTGAAACAATAAAAAATGTCTTAGAGCATCCATATGAAGGAGATATATTAAGTATTGAAACAATGCATTCTATTGATAATTTAATTATAACACCCGAACATCCCATATATGTTTTACAGAATCAAATTGAGGGATTAGGGTTAAATTATAGTGTAATTAAAAATAAACTTGACAAAAAATTAATAAATTTTGAATGGATTGAAGCAAAAGATTTGGATTTAAATGATTTAATTGTTTATAGCATACCTAATTATAGTAATGATTTATGCAACATAACTTGTGATGATTGTTTTATGTATGGAATTATTCTTGGTAACGGTTCTATGTATAATGATATTCAAACAGGATATATCTCTTTACATACTAGTAATAAAAAACATATACTAGACTTTGCGATTAATTATTTTGAAAATAAGTGTATAGAATATAGAATTGATATTAATGAAAATACAACAAGAATTAAATGGAATAAAAATATTAATATGCCATTTCGTTATAGTGATATATATGATCAAAATAAAGAAAAACATGTTCATTCAAAATGGTTAAATCTACCTATCGAAAAAAGTAAGTATATATTAAAGGGATTATTTGAAACTGATAGTTGTAATAATAAAGAATTGGTTTTTGATAATACCTCAAGAATCTTAATTGAATCAGTTAGATTTATTTGCTTAAAACTTGGTATTTTAACAAGTGGTTATGTTTGTGATAGAATTGGAGAAACAAATAGAGGACCAATATCTAACAAAAAAATAAGTTATTGTTTAAGAATTCCAAAAACACAAGAAATTTGTGAATTAATGAATATTACATATAATGATAAACAATTTTACGAATTTTTAAGATATAATAATTATTTATTGACACGTATTAAAAGTATTCAGAAAGATGTGTACAATGGAACATTATATGATTTACAAATGGAAAATGAACATAATTATATGTTACATAATGGAATAGTACATAATGGAGGTGGAAAGCGCAATGGTTCATTTGCTATTTATCTAGAACCTTGGCACCCAGATATTTTTGACTTTTTAGAAATGCGTAAAAATCATGGAGATGAAGAAATGAAAGGGCGTGACCTGTTCTATGCTTTGTGGGTTTCCGATTTATTTATGGAAAGAGTAAAAGAAAAAAACGGTAAATGGTCTTTATTTTGTCCACATGAATGTCCTGGATTAAGCAATATTTATGGAGAAGAATTTAAGTCATTATATGAAAAATATGAAAAGGAAGGAAAGGCTAGAAAAACCATCGTAGCACGTGAACTATGGTTTGCCATTTTAGATGCTCAAATGGAAACTGGTACTCCCTATTTGCTTTATAAAGATGCTTCTAATAACAAATCAAATCAGAAAAATCTTGGAACCATTAAGAGTTCAAATTTATGTTGTGAAATTATTGAATACTCAGATGATAAAGAAACAGCTGTATGTAATTTAGCATCAATTGGGTTACCAACTTTTGTAAATCAAAAAACAAAACAATTTAATTATGATAAACTTCACGAAGTAACTAAGGTAGTAACTAACAATTTAAACAGTGTAATTGATGTAAACTTTTATCCAACGGAGAAAACTAAAAGAAGTAATATGAGACATCGACCTATTGGTATTGGCATTCAAGGTTTAGCTGATACATTTATTTTAATGGACATTCCATTTCATTCAGATGAAGCAAAAGAAGTTAATAAATTAATATTTGAAACCATTTATCATGCTGCTTTAGAAAGAAGTAATGAAATCGCAATTCAAAGAAAAGAATTTATATTAGAACAAAGGCGCGTTTGTTCTCGTTTGGATATGTTGGAAATGTTTAATGAATGGGAATATGAAACACTAGTAAAAGCATATATTAAAAGCGGACATTATTTTGACAATGGACATTTAGGTTCTTATTGTTCATTTAGCGGTTCACCTGCTGCTCAAGGCATTCTTCAATTTGATATGTGGAATGTTAAACCTAGTGATCGTTATGATTGGTTTAAGCTTAAAGAATCTATTAAAACACATGGTTTAAGAAATTCACTATTAGTTGCTCCTATGCCAACAGCTTCTACATCTCAAATTTTAGGATATAATGAATGTTTTGAACCTTTTACAAGCAATTTATATTCAAGACGCACTTTAGCTGGTGAATTTGTTGTTGTTAATAAATATTTAATGAGAGAGCTTATTCAATTAGGCCATTGGAATGAACAAATTAAAAATAATATTATTGCGAACAAAGGTTCTATTCAACAACTAACTGTTTTACCAGAGCATATTCGTAATAAATACAAAATTGTCTGGGAAATTCCTATGAAACATATTATTGATATGGCTGCTGATAGAGGACCTTTTATTTGTCAAAGTCAAAGTTTAAATTTATGGATGGAGGAACCTGTTTACAATAAACTAACATCAATGCATTTTTATGCTTGGGAAAAAGGATTAAAAACTGGTATATATTATTTGAGAAGAAAGGCAAAACATCAAGCTCAACAGTTTACAATTGATCCAGATGCTAAAGAAAAAACTGAAGAACAAGAAGAAATATGTGAAATGTGTTCAGCTTAAATAACATCATCATCTACTATAAAATCACTCATTTCTGTTTTTCTTTTACTTCTAGTTTTACTTTTTGAAGTAGCTTTTTTTCTATAAGTTCTTGATTTAGATTTTACAGAAAAAGAATCGGTCTTTGGAGTAGGAGTTTTTGGCTTAGGTGATGAAGTTTTTTCTTTTACAGTAGAATGGATTGACGCTTCTTCAACAATAGTTGATAGTTTTTGTTTTTTAGGTGATTTTACATTAGGAGCGCGTTTACTAACTGATCTTTTACTGGTACTTCTTCTGTTAGCTGATTTTTTACTAGCTAATTTTTCATTGCTTTCTATCATAGGTGGTTCACAGGTATACCCAGGTGGTGATATTCTCATAATATAATCTGTTATTACTGGATTTGTTCCACAAACATCAAAACTGTCATCTAAACTCATACAATAAACTCTTAAACAAACTACTACATCTATTAAAGCATCATGTAGAGCTTCACTATTTGGTTCATAACCAAAATAATGTTTATATGATTCCATTAATTTTGGGGGTTTAACTTTATAAAATACTTTTACTTCACCTGTTTTTTTATCTACATATAATAATTCTCTCTTTAAATTACAAACTGGTTGAGTTCTCTGCATTGTACATACAAAATTAGAATCATCCATCATTTTCTCTATTTGATGAAGTTTATGTTTTTTTGATACTCTTGTTAATTCTGCTATAACCATTTTACGATCAAATTGAACATTATGACCAACAACTATATCTGATCTTTCAACATCATCCATAAACTCATCTAATGCGTCATAAATTTTTGCTCTATTTATACTATCTACTGCTGCTATACTTTCTTTTGTTATATGATGAACAGCTGCACTTTCTTCTGTTATTGTAACATCATCTGGGACATCAATATATTTATTAAATATTTTAGCATCTTCAGGATGTTCAGTATCATATAAAATATAACTTAATTGAATAATGGAAGGCCATGAACTAATATATTTTGACCATTCAGATTTGCTTTTTTTGTAATCAGAAATGCTTAATAATTTTTTACTTTTTTCTTCACGTTCTTCCCAATTTTTTCCAGGCATATTTGGTGGCAATCCACTAGTTTCTGTATCAAATACAAGAATTTTTACCATTAATATAATCAGATATAAAAAATATAAACTTGTGTTTAAATAATTAACTAACAATATTCCTTACAAATACCAAAAGTTTTTCTATGCCATTTGGTAATTCCATGTTGTTTAATTCCATCCATATGTTTTTTAGATCCATATCCTTTATTTGAATCAATTCCATAGTGTTCTATTAATTCAGGATTCTCCTCGCATAATTTATCAATGTAAGTATCTCTTGATACTTTTGCTAATATTGAAGCTGCTGCGATGGACGTATATTTATTGTCTCCTCCTTCAACCATTTGATATTTTATAGTTTCTAATTTTGTCTTTTCCTTATTTAAGATTGTTAATGGTTTAAAATAATTGCCATCAACTAACAACAAAATTTTATCATGATTAAAATCTGTTAGTTTAGATAATTGTCCAAGAACATTTTTAATTCCTTTATGCATAGCTGATTGTGTTGCTTGTAAAATATTAATCTCATCAATGGTTTGTTCATCTTCATATTCTACAGCCCATGCGATAGCATTTTCCTTTATATATTCAGCAACTTGTTCTATTTTCTTTTTAGAATGGAATTTTTTACTATCTTTCATTTGAGAATGATTAAAACTATCATTTTTAGGTAAAACAGCTACTCCAGCATATACTCTTCCAAACATTGGACCTCTCCCTGCTTCATCTATTCCTATTTCAATGATAGTAGTATCTGGATCAAATGTTTGTTTTAATGGTTGTTGGACATTTCTCTTCCTTTTAACGGTAACTTCTGGTTCTATTGGTTCGGCAACCGTTTTGGGTTTCTTTTTAGAAATAGGCGTAATTTCAAATACTTCTTCTGACTCATCAATACTATCATCATCATCAATTATAACAGCACTAACCCAATCCTCGTTTTTGCTTCTAGAAGACATTCTTAGTTTATATATTTATTTAAATTTTAAATATAAATAAATAAATCAATTTTTTTCACTATATAAATTATACAATGAAAGGTGAATTATTAATACTTTTTGTAATTTTATTATTAGGATTAATTTTATGTTCATTTTTAGGCGGAAAAGGCTATATTGAAGGTATGGAAAATAATGCTTCAAGTCAAACTTTCTATGGACCAAATGGAGCATCTGCGCAAGTTCAAACTGATTCAAATGGCCAAAGTAGTTTAGTAGTAACTAGCAGTGATGGTGTATCTACTACATATAGTTCATCCGATTCTTCTTCAACAACATATTCTGGTCCTAATGGTGGTTCTGCCAAAGTAGTAACAGGAATGGATGGGTCCAAATCTTTAATAGTAACAAATCCTGATGGAAGTGTTCATACATATAAAATAAGTGATTATTCTAATACCTCTACAAGTTCAACATCATCTACAAGTAATACTAACAATAATACTTACAATTATGATAATTATAATCATTATAATGGAACATCATATCCAACTATATTTTATGGTCCTGATGGAGGAACTGCTAGAGTAATTCAAACACCAAATAATAATACAATTGTTATAACTAACAAAAACGGCACAACTGAAATTTATTACATTGATAAAAATGCTACTGATCCAAATGTATCAACTTATTATGGTCCTAATGGTGGATCGGCCAAAATTATAACTGATAGTAATGGCAAACAAGCTGTAGAAATAACAACACCAGATGGTTCAAAAATAGTTTATACAGGTGATAATACATATACATATAATAGTCAGGATGGAACAATAAATCAGTATGATGCTGATAATAATACAACTGGTTCTGATTATAATACAGCATATAGCTCATCTACATATTATGGTCCATATGGTGGTCAAGCAACTACATATACCGGACCAGCTGGAAATACATATTCTACTTATGACTCTTCAGGCTACTATAATTCTTTACCACAAGGAATTCCTCGTTCACAAATTCCTCTAGGTGATGAAGATTTATATATATTAAAGTCTCAAGTAGTCCCACCAATATGTCCAAAATGTCCAGACCCAATAGTTCAATGTCCTGACAATCTTGATGTTACAAAATGTCCACCTTGTCCTCCATGTGCTCGTTGTCCTGAGCCTGCTTTTGATTGTAAGAAGGTTCCAAACTATAGCGCATTCAATCAAAATTATATGCCTGTTCCAGTATTAAATGACTTTTCATCTTTTGGAATGTAAATATAATTTATGTGATAAATTAATAAAATAATATTTGAATATAATATAATGCCGAGTTCATCTTATAGCTCAAAATCAAGAAGAAGTTCTTCAGTATCAAAAAAGAAATCAATATTAAGGAAAAGTACAACAAAAAAGGCGAATAAACGTATTAGATTTTATTCTCCAAAAAATCAAACAAAAGAATATAGCTTAGGAAGTGAAGAAAAAAGATGGAAACAGGGTTCTCCATCTAAAAGAGGTCCAGCATGTGGTACAGGAGTATTTCCTTGTGTATACAGAGGTGTAATTTTTGAAAATATAGATGAATGGAATGACTATATTGAAAATATGAGTACAAAAAATGTTAGTACAAGTCATAGGTCAGTCACATCTCATAGAAAATCAACTATGGCAGCATTATCAAGGAGAGGACAAAGAGCAAAGATAATTCCAGAACAGTTTAGATTATATAATAATCAAACAGGTGAAATATTTGATATGCGTGATTTAGACCCTAATTCACTAACATATAAACCTTTAAAATAATATTATTTCCTACTTTTCATACATTTTTTATCAATTTGAATACTTTGACCTTTTTCTTCTTGTGGAACTATATTTAAAATACATCTTGCTTTCTTACCATATAATGGAACCGTACAACCCTTTTCCTTTCTTTTTTTTTGAGTTTTGATCTCAGAATATTTAAATACCTTTGGCTTCTCATCTACACATCTTGCTCTAAAATGCTCATACCTTTCCCTTATATCACAATATGTTAAATTTGATCTCTTTTTTAGCATCTTATTTACTAACTCATGTAAATTATAAATATAACGCGAAAATGTATCACGTGATTTCATATCCGACATTTTTAAAGGCAAATGTCTTAAATTTGTTTTAAAATTTTTTCTACAAGTACCACATGGCAACACATTTTGTAGTGAAAGCACATAGTCTCTATATTCCTTCTTTTCTTCTTCTGTTGGATTTACCGGATAATTAAAACTTATTGTATGTAACATATGCCATTGAGCTGGACCCCAAACAGTTGTTAAAAATCCATCACCTGAATAAAAATCACCCTTTTTAAATACTCTATGTTTTTTTGTTTTACTTTTTTGTACTGAACTATTTTTACGCGTTTTAGTCATTTATATATAAATATAAAAAATAATATATTATAATATTTTAAGTATGTCTTCTACTTCAATGATTATTGAATTCTCAAAAGCCACTCAAAATGTTTGTATGTGTATTGGATTATCTGTTATTTTTATTGTTTTATTTATAATAACACCATTGAACACATTTTTATTATCCTCAATATTCGGTAAAGTTATTATTCTTACACTTTTAGGATATACTTTATATTATAATACTCAACAAACTAACAAATTTGTTAATAATTTTAATATAAATCTTTTTGATGAAAGCAAAGGTTGGGACCCACTTAAAACAAATGTTTTATGTAGTTATATCTTTTCATTATTGTTGTTAGTTCTTATTCTTTCTGTTATTCGCAAAATATTTTAAATTTATTTAAAACAATATTTAGCTGTTTATAAAGATTCTTGTAAAATTTAAAAAAGCAAAACAAAAATATATTTTAAACTTTATATTCGTTTAAAATATATTTTAATTTATTCTTATTTAGTATATATAATGAATAATAATTTTTCAACAAAATCATCCACAATTAATTATGTTGGTTCTGGATTAAATGTTCTTAAAACTGTCGGAACACCAACAATTATACAAAAAATTAGTGGTTTTATGAACTGGAAAGTAGCAGCCATCATTCTTTTTAGTATAGCTATTATTGTATTTGCTTATTTTACCTATAAAGAATATGCTGACGGAAAAACTGTTTTTCATGCTAATAGAGAAAATATACCCAAAGATCAGAATTCAAATAAAACTGCAACATTAATGCTATTTTATGTTGATTGGTGTCCTCATTGTAAAACTGCTAAACCAGAATGGGAATTATTAAAAGCCGATTATGATGGAAAGTCTATTAATGGTTATACGGTTAATTTTATGGAATATAATTGTACTAATGAATTTGCTGAAACTACACAATTAATGGATAAATACAATATTGAGGGTTATCCAACCATTAAACTAGTTAAGGATAATCAAGTTATTGAATATGATGCTAAACCAACTAAATCAACAATGGAACAATTCTTGAACACTGTACTATAAGTTTGTTCGTGATTAATGTTCTTTACACCCTTGAAGATTGTTCTATGTGTTTCACTGGGCTTTTATGTGGGTTAAACGTTACGATTTGATTTATTAAGAAATTCTACGGCATCTTCTTCTCCTTGTTTTACCCATTCACGTCGTAATTCTTGATTACTTATCGATTCTTGAATAAAACCTAATGTTAACGGATTATCTGTTACATAGCATCGCACAGTATTATCTATATTTTCTATTTTAACTGTATCACGTATGAAATTCATTGAATTAATTGTTAAACATATCACATATTCTAATAATGAAGTTTCTGGAGTTACATCAACATTTTTAAAAAAACAATCAGTTTCTGTGTCATATGAATATTTTACTCCTAAAATTTCATCTTTGTTATTATGATCTCTTAAACATTCATTTATTGGATAATTACACATTACTCCACCATCAATATAACAACATTTATCTATTATTGTTGGCATAAAAATACCAGGTAAAGCAGAAGACATTGTTAATGCCTGTAATAAACTTAAATTTGGATGTGATATATGAGATAATTCTACAGTCTGAAATTTATTTAACTCAAATGTAAAAATATGTAAATCTATTTTAGAATATTCATAAAATTCTTGTAAAGTAATATTTAAATCTAGGTCTTTTGCTTGTAATAATGGTTTAAATATCATTTCAGCTAACTTTTTATCAAATAATCCCTTATTATAATATGTATCAAATATTTGTTTTGGTTTTACTTTAAACACATCATGCCAAGGTCTTTCAATAATATATTTATTTAAAGTCTCCCAATCATATTTTAAACAAATAAATACACCAATAATAGAACCTATAGATGTTCCGTATATTGATTCTATATTCTCTAACTTCCAAAAATTCTCTTTTTGTAGTTTTTCTAACGCACCTAAATATCTTAATCCTAATGGACCTCCTCCACTTATAACTAAATGTTTTATTGTCATAATTAATGTTAGTTATTTTATTTAAATTAAAATTTAAATCATATATTTGTTAATAATACTTATATAATTAACAAATGTGTAACCAGTGGATTAAATACGAAAAAAGATTTGGTTTGCATTTATTGAACGTAATAGAGATAATGATAATATTATTCTTCCAAGAAAAATACAATCACATATTGACAATAGTTCTAGATTTATTTCTTGTTTTTATAAAAAGTTTTACACCTTTTTACATTTCAAACGCTGAATTATATAACCAAATTTTCTTGTAAATTATTAAATATTTCATCAATAAATTCAACCGTCGGTTTTGGTAAGGTTACATTTTTTACGTCCCAATAAGCTAAATATAAATAAGTGTTTGTATATTTAACTTCATTAGTTTTTTTATTAATTATTGTAGTTTCTATTAGGTTTTCATCAAATTGTGGATGACCATGGTTATAAATATTAATTTCATATTTATCGTTACTAATATTACATATTTCATAACATCCTTCATTTTTTATTAAATTATATTGACTACATAATTCATCTATTTTTTTTAAAATTATTTCCCAGAAATAAGTCTCTAAAATAGTTGTTGTCATTGTAGAGTGATGTAATGCTTTAATAGTGATGTAATGCTTTAATAGTGATGTAATGCTTTAATAGTTAGATTATGATTTAATTTTTAAATCAATTTTTTTATTCCTAAAAATCTGCATTTGAAATGTAAAAAGGTGTATAAAGTAAATGTAAATTAGAAGATAGAAAAGAAAGACGGACATTTCCTAATGCGAGTATTTATGTAGTATATTTTCCGAGAATATAAAAAAATGTTTTCTTGTTTAATAACAAATGGCAAATATTTTTACTTTAGAAAACTTCGCAGACTTTTCTGAGAAAATTAATATAGATGAACTATATGAGAAAAAACGTCAAGTTGACCTAAGTAAGTTAGAGTTATTTAAAAAAATATTAAATCGTATTCACGTTAGAATAAAGACAACCGCAAAGCATAGTGTTCATGAAAAATTTTGCTGGTTTGTTGTTCCAGAAGTTATTATTGGTGTACCAAAATATGATCAGGCTGGTTGTATTGCATATTTAATGAATTCATTACAAGAAAATGGTTTTAATGCTCGTTATTTTCATCCAAATACATTATTTATTTGTTGGGAACATTGGGTTCCATCCTATGTTAGAACAGAGATTAAAAAGAAGACTGGTATAGTTATAAATGAATATGGTGAGAGAATTGAGGAAGAGAAGAATAATGAAGAGCATAAGGAAGAGCAACAACAAAGTGAAATGCAACAAAGTAAGAATAGTAAAAAATACACCCCAATTAATTTGTATAAGCCTTCAGGTAAGTTAGTATATAGTGAAGATCTGTTAAATAAGATAGGAAATAAAATATATTAAAATATTTAAAAGTCTTTAAATTCAAAAATTAATAATATATATTGTTTGAAGAAATTCAAAAAAAAGTCAGCGCCAAAAATGAAAATGGACATTTTTAAAAATGTCCAAAATTGAAAACCCAAAATATTTTTTGAAAAAGACCCTCCGGTTTAATGATTATTACGAGAATGCTCTCATTTTCAAAAAAAATGTGAAACAACTGTTACGATAATTTTTTTTTATATTTTTAAGAAAATCTATTTAAAATTTTTATATTTGTCAATATTAAGCAATATTAGCAATGGAAAATATCGCAAAAAATCGCAAGAAATTTGAATGCCAAAAATGTGACTATATTACGTCTAATAAGTATGACTATGAAAAACACTGTAAGACCAAAAAACATAAACTTGCGATTTTGTCAATGCCCATTGAAAATTTGTCGCAAAAATCGCAAACATTTTGTTATAAATGTAACTGTGGGAAGACTTATAAAGATAACTCTGGATTATGGCGACACCGAAAACGATGTGGCGATTTTTGTTCTACAGATATATCTCAGGAACTTATTGTTGAACTTATTAAAGACAATAAAGAACTAAAACAATTACTCCTTCAACAATGTAATACCATTACAGAACAAAGTCAAAATATACAACAACAAAATAACACATTAACTAATATTGTTCATAATGTGGTTAAAAATGGGGTCAACAATAATAATAGTCATAACACAACTACTAATTCTCATAATAAAGCATTTAATATTAATTTTTTTTTAAATGAAACATGTAAAGAAGCTATTAATATGTCTGATTTTGTTAGTTCTATTAAAATGAACTTAGAAGACTTGGAACATACGGGAAGAAAAGGCTATATTGAAGGAATTTCAAATATTATTATTCGTAATTTAAATGATCTTGAAACACATTATCGTCCTATACATTGTAGTGATAATAAGAGAGAAATATTATATATCAAAGATAATAATAAATGGGAAAAAGAATGTGATGATAAACCAATACTAACAAAAGCCATTAAAGTTATAGCAAATGAAAATATCAAACAAATAAAAAATTGGCAACAGAAGAATCCTAATTGTACTAATGCTGATTCAAAAAAAAATAATCTATATTTAAAGATTGTTAGTAATTCTATGAATGGATTAACAGAAGAAGAAGGTCATAAAAATATAAACAAAATTATAAGCAATGTAGCAAAAAATACAATTATTGATAAGTCATATAGTACTTAAATATTTATAACGATATTAATAAATATTTATTATATATATGAGAACAAAGAAAAATAGGAGTACAAATAATCAAACGAAAAAATGTAGACCATCTCAAAAAGAATTAAAGGTATACTGTCAAGAACACGCAAATACATTTAATCAGTTTGAAGAGGAATATGAAAAGAATTTTAAAGTAAGTATAGAAAAACATCACCAAAATGTTGAACAAGAATTAATTAAGCTATTTAAAACTCCCTTTACACCAACTAAATATAGGGCACAAGATGATTACTATACATATATAAATTATCAATGGTTAGCAAAAACTACAAAAGAGTTAAAAGGTAAATTAAAATATTACGTTCAAATTGATAGTTTTAGAGTAACTCAAGAAAAAGTATATTATGAACTTATTGATATTGTAAAAGAGTATATTAAAAAAAATAATTCAAGAAAATCTAGGGCAATAAAAGCTGTATATGAATCTTTATATCATTTAGATAATAAATCCGCAGAAAATTTTGTAAAGTATTATGTACAATTAACTGATAGAAGAATAGCATCTGGAAATATTTATGAATTATTGGGTAAAATAAATAAAAACGAAATAGTATCATGGGGTTGTCCTTTAGTTTGGAATGTATTAAAAGATGAAAAAAACGTAAAGTATTATAAATCAACAATTTCAGCACCACAACTAACAATATATGATTATGAGATATACATAGAGAATACAGCAGATGATGAAGATACAAAAAAATATAAAAAGAAATTTAAGCGCAAATATTTAGATTTTATAAATACAATATTTGATTTATGTTTAGGTAAAGAACATGGACTAAAAGCAATGGATGTTTGGGATTGTGAATATGATATGCTAAGTGCGTTAGGATGTGATTCAATAAAAAGTGATAATCCAGATGGATATAATGTTCTCACACAAGAAACAGCATTAAAATATGGTTTTGACTGGAATGAAATGTCCAAACAAATAGGATATAAAACTGTTCCAAAATCTTTTATTTGTACGAGCACAAATTATTTAAAATGTATTATGGAAACACTAACAAAAGATGACGCATGGAAAAGTCAAAAATGGAGAACATACTATTTATATATAAATTTTAGACAGATTATTCGTTATCATAATGATTGGAAACAAGTATACTTTGATTTCCATGGTAAATTTATAAAAGGGCAGCCAATTCCTTATCCAAAAGAAATATATCCCATATTTGGATTATCATTATGTTTTAATACATTTTTAACTAATAAATATATAGATAGAAATAAAAAACAACAATATATTGATTATACTTTTAATTTGGCTTCCGATTTACTAACAGTTTATAAAAGAATAATAAAACGAAACAAGTGGTTATCTCCTTCAACTAAAAAATATGCTTTATTAAAACTAGAAAATATAAAGTTAGAAGTTGGTAGTCCAAAAATTTTAAGAGATGATCCTATTTTAGATTATGATAGCAAAGAGGCTTATCAAAATATGAGACGTATAGCACATTGGAGAACAAAGAAAATGATTGAAATAGATGGTAAATCATCTGAAATAGATATACCTGTTATTGATTGGGAAGAGTTTAAAATGGTCGGTAAGCAATCATATATAGTAAATGCTTATTATACACCTACTGAAAACTCAATATATGTTCCTTTAGCATATTTACAAAAGCCATTTATAGATTTAGATGAAAGAGGTATAGAATATAATTTAGCACATATAGGATATACATTAGGACATGAAATGTCTCACTGTTTAGATGATTTAGGAAGTAAGTATGATGAAAAGGGTAATTTACATAATTGGTGGACAAAACATGATCGTAATGTATTTAATAAAAAGATAAAAAATGTTATTAAACAATATGAACAATTTGCAGGATATGATGGAATAAAAATGGATGCAAGTTTAAGCACTGGAGAAAATTTAGCAGACATTTCTGGAATGGCAATTTGTGAAGAGTATTTAAAAGATTTTCAAGATAAAAATGCAGATATAGTTCCAATTCGTGCGTTATCATTCCATGCCTTCTTCGTTTATTTAGCAATACAAGCAAGACAAAAAATATTTGATGAAGCTATAAAAGCACAATTAAAAACAAATCCTCATCCTATGGATAAATATAGAACAAATTGTCCCTTGGCACGTTTAGATTTATTTAGAAGTTTATATAATATTCAAAAAAATGATAAAATGTATTGGTCTTCTACAGATACTATTTGGTAGACAAATAAATAATTTAGAAAAATAAAATTTTTAATTTAGAGATTTTATTTTTTTCTAAGAGTAATATATAAAATGTATCGTCATCGTACTGCTCGTCGTCATCGTTCTAGTTCTCATAGAAGATCCCGTACTGCTGCTCGCACAATGAAGCGTGCTGCTGCTCGTGGTGCTGCTGCCGCTGCTTCTCAAGCTAAATCTGCAGCACGTGCTGCTGCCAAGGCTGCTTCTCGTGCTGCTGCTGCTGCTCGTTCTGCTTCTGCTGGACGTGCTGCTTCTGCTGCTCAATCTGCTAAGAAGGCTGCTTCAAAAACTGCTTCCGCTGCTGAAGCCGCTGGTCGTGCTGCCTCCCGTGCTGCCTCTGTTTCTCGTATGTAAGAAATCTTATAAATAATTTATATTATTATATAATATAAATGGGGAAAAAGACACGTAAACATTGTAAAAAAAATAAACGTAATTATAATAAAGACGCAAAAAAAGGTACATTATTAAAATGTAGGTTAAAAACATGTAGAGCAAAAAAATATCAAGCAGTGTATGGAGCAGTTAGTGGTGGAAGTGCTAGAGAAAATATACAACTTTTTTATTAGTGTTTTTTGTATATTTTTCAAACTTTTCATAAATATATTCATCTAAACTAAATTAAAATATATTAGATTATGTATATTCTAATATATTCTAATTTAGCTTCATTTGTATAAATATGCCATAATTATGCTCTAATAATATTTTTGTTAGTAAATCATTAATTTAATTTATTATTACTTCATTTTTAGTGTTAGTGTTATCTAACTCTATTATGTTAAATAATTTAACAACTTTATATGTT